GGATTAACATCATTAGGTTCTGCTGGACAAGCAATCAAAGTTAATAGTGGTGGTAATGCTTTAGAGTTTGGTGCTGCTGGTGGTGGTAAAGTATTACAAGTTTTACAAGCAGTCAAAACTGATACTTTTTCTACATCTTCCCAATCTTTTACAGATGTTACCGGATTATCACAAGCTATTACACCAAGTGCTACTTCTAGTAAAATTTTAATAATTTGTAATTTACAAGTTGGCTCTCTTACCGGAGCACAATGTCAATTTAATTTATTAAGAGGTTCAACAAGTATTAATATAGGGGATGGTAGTGGTTCAAGAACAAGAGCATTTGCTGAACAAGATGCAGCATCAACAAATTCTCCACAGTCTGTTGCTACAACTTTTTTAGACAGCCCAAACACTACTTCAGCAACAACTTACAAAATTCAAATGAGGGTAACCGGTGGTACACATTATCTAAATCGTTCTACTGCTGATGGTGATGCGTCTTACGAGGCAAGAACAACATCATCAATTTTACTAATGGAAATAGGAGCATAATATGAAACATGAGGCAATTTATAATTTATATCCTAATGTAAAAAAAATAAATAATGATGTTGCTATGGATAATAATGATAACATAATTGAAATTGATATGGATGCTGTAAATGCAAAAGCAGCAGAATTACAAACTGCTCATGATAATGAAGTACAAGCTAAAGAAGATTTAAAAACTAGTGCAAAAACTAAACTAATGAATGGAGAGGCATTAACCGAAGATGAGGCTAATGTTATGGTAGGATTATAATGGCTACAGTTAATCTTGGGCGAATTAAACCGGTATTCAGAGGAGCATACAATAACTCAACTGCTTATGTGATTGATGACATTGTTACATCTGGTAACGAAACATTTATAGCTATCGCAGCTACTCAAGGTAATGCTACTTCTAATGGTACATTTTGGACTAAACTTGCAGCCAAAGGAGCTGATGGTACAGATGTTGGGGCTGTATTAGCAAACAAAGAGATTGCATTTAAAACAAATGCTGGAGCTGTAGATGGTATTCCAATTGGTACTGCTGGTCAAGTTTTAAAAGTTAATAGTGGTGCAACAGGGTATGAGTTTGGTGCAGATCAAGGAGGAAAAATATTAAAAGTTTATAATGATACTGATGCATCAAATATTACTACAAATTCAACTTCATATCAAGATACAGGACTTTCAATTACACTTACACCAACAAGTGCATCAAATGATTTTTTAATTATAGCAGATTTAGGTGTAACTAGACACGCAAGTACGAGTGCAAGTATGTTTGTACAAATAATGAGAGATAGTACTGCAGTTGTGGCTCATGGCAATGGTTATATGGGATATTCTGGTAATACAAATGACAGAGGATATTATCCAAGTTTCTTCCATCATTTAGATGTTCCAAATTCAACAAGTTCAATAACATACAAAATACAATATAAGTCAGAGAGTAGTGGAGCATCTGTTCACTCTTATGGAAGTAGAAGAATGACTATATTTGAAATAGATGGGGGTATAGAATAATGATTACTATAGCAGATGCAATTTCAGCAATAAATCCTAATGCTATTTTTTCTACAAGAGATAATGAAGTCACTTGGTTAGATGGAACAACACCTATTAGTGATGAAGATATACAAGAAAAAAAACTAGAGTTAGAAAATCAAGAAGAAATAAATAAACAAGCTAAAGCAGATTTAAAAACTAGTGCCAAAGCAAAACTTATAGCTGGTAAACCTTTAACCGAAGAGGAGGCAAACACAATAGTGTTGTAATATTATGGCTACGATAGATTTAGGAAGATTAGGATTTGTAAACAAAGGTACTTATAACAATAGTACAACTTACGAAAAGAATGATTTAGTACAATTTACTGATGGAGGTATTTTATCTACTTACTTATACATAGATAGCACAGCTCAATCAGGACAAGCACCATCATCTAGTGGTACTGCTGGATCAAGATGGGTTTACTTTGCTAAAGGTGTAGCTGATGCTGTTGCTAGTGCTGGTAATAATAAAGTATTAGTTACAGATGGTAGTGGTAGTTTATCTCCAGTAGCTATTGGTTCTGCTGGACAAGTTCTTAAAACAAATAGTGGAGCAAATGGTTTTGAGTTTGGAACAATCTCATCTGGTAATTATAGTGTTCATGCTTTTGATGTATATAATTATTCAACAGACACTAATCACAATGGACAAACACATTATGTTGATATAGCAGGTGGCAACACAGTTAGTTTTACACCAACTCATGTAAATGATGTAATATTCTTTCAGCATGGTTGTAATGTTAATAGTGGAAACACTCAAGGTAGTGATGTTTTTTTAAATATGGGAACATCATCAACTTTAGGCAGTAGTAATACCAAACTTAATTATACAGGCTCTCATGCTCATTATCATAATACTTTAAATGACTTTTACAATGTTCACACAAAATCATTTCAATTAACTTGTACAGGTTTATCAGTTGGAACTGCATACTATGTAGAACAAGCAGGTGCAGTACACACAGCTAATCAAGTAGTTGGTTTTAATACTTCTCCTGTTGGTAATTCTGGTAGTCAAAATATCCATTGGGTAGGTTTAACTCATTATAAATATAACGCATAAGGAATAATAAAATATGAAATCAATCGGAATGAAATATTGTGATGCAATAAAAAACATCAATCCTAGTTGGTCTGGTTCTGTTTCTGGTAATACAGAAGATGAATTAGTAATTGATTGGAATGGAGAAGCAGAAATTTCTGTAGCAGATATACAAGCTAAAATAACTGAAATGGAAACTGCTGAAGCTAATGACGCACAAGCTAAAGAAGATGTAAAAGCTAGTGCTAAAGCAAAGTTAATTGCTGGAGAACCTCTTACAGAAGAAGAGGCAGATACAATAGTATTGTAGTTATGCCATGGGAAGAGTTACTAAAAAAGCAACAGTACAAAGTGTAACTCTAAAACACATTAACGAAAAGTTAGATCACATCCACAAAGATCTAGATCAAAATACCAAAGACATTGTAGAATTAAAGCAGCAAGTAGCTATGGGCCGAGGTGGTCTTAAAGTGATCTTCTATATTGGAGCTATTATTTCTATAATATTAGGAGGTTTAAAAATTGGAAAATTTATTTAATGGAATATGTACTTGTAATGATACTATGCTCATCTATTGCAAACTCTTGTTTGCCTCCACACATATATCCTAATACATTTCCAGATGCCTACAGCTGCATGGTGCAAGGCTATCAAAACTCATTAGACAAAATTATAGACATAGGCCCAGAGGATGTAAACTCTGCTGGTATGTACATAAAGTTTGGATGTAACCCTCAAGAAATTAGGAAAGGAATATCAACATGATACAAGGACTAACTGCTCTACTACCAATACTAAACAAAGCTGTAGATCTAGTGCCTGATAAAAATAAAATTGCAAGACAAAAAGCTGACATAGAAAAAGAATTAATGAAAGCTCTAGTTGATGTAGATAAAGAACAAGCAAAAATAAATAGAGAAGATGCAAAAGCTACAGGAGCTATGTCTTGGATGCAAAGATTATGGAGGCCCTCTTTAGCCTGGGTATGTGTGTTTGCTTTTATGTTTCAATTTTTAGTTATACCAATCACTAATTGGATCTGTGCATTAAGAGGTACAACAATAGATCTTCCTACCCTGGACAGCTCTACCCTTATGACAGTTCTGTTTGCTTTACTTGGTATGACAGGAGCTAGAAGTTTTGATAAGTTAAAAAAAATTAATAACAAAAAATGAGGTTAAGAGTTTATATGTTTTTAACTGTGTATTGGATATTTATATTAGGAGCTACAACAAATATTTTATGAGGTGTTATGAATTATTATTTTACAGGCTGCTTAATTATAGCAATGGTATTGTTAGCCTTTTGTGGAGGGCCACCTAACTACTAATGAGAAGATTAGATTTATCAGATAAGACACCGGTGTCTATGCCATTCAAGAATTTAATTTCTATTGTAAGTGCTTGTCTTGTTGGAGCCTGGTTTGCTTTTTCTGTAGTAGAAAGATTAAACATAATTGAAACAGAACAAAAGTTAATGTTGTCAGATTTAAAAAAAGCTAATGAGTTTATTGTAGGTGTACCTAAAGGTAACATGGTATCACCACAAATAAATGAGTTGTTCATGTTGGTAGAATTTATCAGCAGTAATCAAGAGAAGTTAAAAAAAAATGTAGAGGAAGAAATGCCAGAGATAAATAAACTACGATTAAAGGTAGAGTTCCTTGAAGATAGACTTGAAAAGTCAGAGAAGATAATTGATAAATTAAGAAATGGATCTCACTAATGAAAAGTATAGCTATAGTATTTGCATTGTTAATGTTTAATAGCCAGGGTGATCCAAGCGATTGGAAAACAGCAAACGAATTTATGTATACTGACAACTTGAGTTCATGTATGAAATTACGAAGAGAGGCTACTCGCAACACCAATGGTAAACTTACATTTAAATGTATCCAGGCTGAAGTAGAATTAGAGGTGTTAGCAATAGATAAGTCTTTACATATTAATAAAATAATAAAGGAAGTAAAATGATAGAAAGAAAAGAAACTAAATATGTAGTAGTACATTGTGCTGATACTCCAGCTGATATGGATGTGGGAGCTGCTGATATTAGAAGGTGGCATGTGGATGAAAGAGGCTGGGATGATGTAGGTTATCATTGGATCATTAGAAGATCTGGACAGTTAGAACCTGGAAGAGATCAAAGGCTACAGGGTAGTCATGCTCTTGCAGTTAATAGTAAAAGTATAGGTGTGTGCTTGGTGGGAAGAGGCGATAACTTTACAGAAGATCAGATGTACACACTTCATAATGTAATACAAACAATCAAAGATATGCACCCAGAAATCGAAGTCATTGGACATTCAGATGTGGAACCAAAGAAACCACATTGTCCAGGCTTTAATGTAAAGGATTGGTATCGAGATGAGTTCATCGGCTAAAGGCTATTCAAGGGTACTTACTATATCAGATCTTCATTGCCCCTGGGAACATCCAGATGCATTTGATTTTTTAAAAGCATTAAAGAAAAAAATTAAACCAGATTTTGTACTTTGTCTGGGTGATGAGGCCGATGCACATGCTCTCTCAATGCATGATAGCGATCCAGATCTTATGTCAGCCGGTGATGAGCTAATAGCTGCTAAAAAAAGATTACATAAATTAGAAAAAATTTTTCCAGAAATGACACTATTACATTCTAATCATTCATCTTTAATATACAGAAGAGCATTAAAACATGGAATGCCAAGAGCTTACTTAAAAAATTATAATCAGTTTTTAGAAGTAGGCCCAGGATGGGAATGGGTAGATGATATTACAATACCATTGTCAGATGGATCTAAAGCATTTGCTACACATGGTATGTCAGCTGATGGATTAAAACTTGCTATGCAATATGGACTTCATACAATCCAGGGCCATTTTCATTCGAAGATGAATATACAATACTTCTCAAATCCTTCTTCATTAATATGGTCAATGCAATGTGGCTGCTTAACAAAACAATCTTCACTAGCTTTTGAGTATGCTCGTAATTTTAAAATGAGATTTGTTATTGGAACAGGAGCTGTCATTAATGGACAACCTAAACTTTACATTATGAGATTAGATAAAAATAATAGATGGGATGGTACGATTGTCTAAACAAAAGTTTACAACATTCATACCTCATGAACCTATCTTTCATAAAACAAATATAGGTAGGAACCCAAGCAAAGCAAAAATGAATAAATCTAAAAGAAGAAGTTTTAAAAAGTACAAGGGCCAGGGCCGGTAATGAAATCAGTTACCATAAATAATACAAAATATTTTTTTAAGAAATTAACCTGGTTAGATATTGTTGGTGATAGTACGATTGCCGGTGAGAATGACTACCATAATATGAAGTGTGCAGAGATAATTACAGAGGCATATATCTATGACATCTTTGAGGAGGATGGTAGGGAGTTTGTAAGAACCTTTGCATCTTACCAAACAAAAAACAATGAGTTCGGATTTGGGGATAGAAACTGTTATCCTATGGAAGTGTTCGATAAACGCAGCCAAAAGGCTATCAGAGAGGCCCATAGATTAACATTAAGAGGGTAGCCGGTATGATTGGGTGTCCAAATAAACAACCCTCTGTAAAGCTCTTAAAATCATTTTAAAGGTAAAGTGTTTGGTATGTTCTCTACTGCACCTAATAAACCAGCACAATAAGTACCAAAGACTACATAATCATAATAAAAAAATCTATCTAGCTTTGCATCACCATCTTTAATAATACGATGCTCAAATAAATTATGCTCATGAGGATCCTGGCATTGCTCCTCTGTAACCTGGACAGGATGCATCATGTACAATTCAGATCCTACACCCAGGTATAAAATCAAAACAAATAGTTTCACGATTTACAAAGTAATACTAGCTGCTTAATTATCTCTTGAATTCTATCCTTTAATTTTGATATAGTCTTGTCCTTTAATTTTACATTTTCATACAAGGCTACGATCTCTTGTTCTTTTTCAGATAGTTTAGTTTGCAGCTCACCATTCAAATCTTTGTGGCCTTTGTTTATTGTTTTTAAATTATTATTTTCTTCTGTTAATCTATCTAGTTCTTTTGTCTGATCAGTTACCACTTGGATCCTCCTTTGGATTTTTTAAAAACATATGCTCAATGCGATCTCTATTTTTTTCAAACCAAAATTCTTCGTAAGGTTTGATCTCAACATTAGATGGAAACATTGGATTATGTTCTAGCTTTGAAAGTTCTGGATCATTAGCAGAGTAAAACTTTTGATAAGGATCTATGTAAGGTTCAGAAGATCCAGGTATTGTGATAACTACCACATCATCAGTACCATCAAATGCCTCTATTAAACCTTTAATAAACTCTTTACTAAATCTACTCTTAAAAATTTTCATAACAATTCAATGCCTCTTGGTTTAGCTGGATGTACTTTGATAAGATTATCTCTCTCAAGTAAACGCAGCATTCGATGTACATTAGAATGAACACATCCCATATGCTTTGCAATCTCACGCACAGTAGGAGGTACTCTTTCTTTTGTTTGGTAGTTCTTTATGAAATCAAAAACCTTTAATTGTTTTTTAGTTATCATTAGGTTTGGCATTGTTTACCTCATCTTTCTTCTTAATTTGTTTTTTTAATTGTGATTTTAAATAAGAACACTTAACTGTAATCTGATCACCAGCTGTTGGATGAGCTTTCTTACATAGATCCCATTTAACTTTGTTATCATTTTCAAATTGCTCAAGAAGATCTAATCTCTTTTCCATATCTTCTGCTGCATTCTGTACTATGTCTAACATCTCTGCTCTTTGCTTTTCAGAAAAAGTAATCCATCTCATATCTTCTTCAGATGGTTTAGTTACTTTTGGATTGTGTGTTGAAGAGTTAGCATCATCATCCTCACTAGGTAATCCATAGATAGCCTGTAAAGAATATCTTTTGGCATAAGTAATTGCAGATCCCAGGGCCTGGCTGTCATCATACTTATTATTTTTTGGTACAATTAAATACCTGGATGTAATTTCTGTATCACTATCCTTATGCATTAAGATTGTAGTTACATACATTGTGGTATCAACTACTCCATCGATTATCTTTTTATCGTAATCAATAGTTTGTGTGAATGCTAATCCATACTTGGCCCCTTGATTAGCTGCTGCTATTACATCTTCTAATGCAGCATAAGTAGATTTAAAGAAAGGATTTTTACTTTCCTTCTTTGCTACATTAGCCTCTTCTTGAAACTTACTTAAAGCCTCAACTATATTTTTAGTGTTGTGTTTCGTCATCGTCATCGTTTCCTTCTGGTTCATTTGGTACTCCTTTATCTATATGAATTGTAAATATTTGGTTTTGTATTTTAAGGCCCTCGATAGCTGCCATTGCAACATACTCGATAAGCTCTTCAATGAATGGAACCTCAAGCTCCAGGCCTGTCTTTTCATAAATTTTATTTCTAACAAGCCTGGCACTCTCTTTTCTAGCCAATAAATAACTATTGATTTGAAAGTATTTTTTTGGATCATCCATTAATTTCCTTAATTGAAAACCTACGAGTTACTGTAGGAGCTGCACCTTCTACCTTAACCATTTTAGTTTTCGCCTTCTCATATGTTGTATGATTAATTACAAACCCATGACACTCGGCCTTCTCATTCTCACCTAGTATTTCTTTTAATCTAGTTGATACCTTGTCCTGGATTTCTTTTGATGCTTTGATTGCTTTACCAGCAGCTATATAATCATCAATAAGCTGTGGCATTTCATTGTTGGTATTAAGATCAACAACATCTTTAGATCTATTACCTTTGTAGATCCTGGATGCCTCTTTAGAATTAGCAGCAGCATAATGTAACTTATCACCTTCAAGTACACCATCAACTCTATGCCAAAATTCTACAGCAGCATCAATTAACTTTGCCTGGATTTCTTTATTAGGTTTATAAACAAACCATTGTAACTCCCAACCCTTAACTAGCCTAACCAAGATGGCATAGTTATAACCGGTAGTTAAGAGCTGGGCCTGTACCTGGAGTTTATAGATCTCTGATACAGGATCAATGGCAGCTCCGGAATAGTTTTTAATCTCAATCACACCCATACCATTTAATTCGTGGGAGGAATTAGAATGATCGATTAAGGTTAATTTACTTTCCAGCTCCATACGAGCATCAAGGGAGCTACCAATTTTTCCACCATCAACATCAAAGAAGAATGCTTTATCTGGAACATCAACCTTTATAGAGGGAGCTTTCTGTTCAGCACCTATCTTTAATATCTCATTGTGAAATAGTTTGAGTATTGCTGGTTCCAATACAGTACCAGCTTTGACTTTAGGATTGTTAGCTATGTCATTTATAACTTCCTTTCCTTGTAAGGCATTGATTGCCTTTTCCAATTCATCATTCGGTGAATTGAAACCTATGTAACCTTCATCGGTTAAAACTAAACTTGGAATAGAGCTAGATCCTATTTCCCTTCTGGCATAATCAGTAAGTTTCATTACAGACCTCCCATCATTCCATAGTACGCAGCACACTTATCTGACAACGCACATAATACTATTGTTAAAAAATACATTGCAGCTAACATCATCAAAAATGTTATGCACTCAATGGCAAATACAATTTGCTCTTTAAACTTTCTAAAAAAGTTAATCATCATTACTCCTTTGTTAAGGTGTCTAAATGATCTCATATAGTTTATCTTTTAGACACAATTTGTTTATATTAAAGAC